ATGAGCTAACCAGTAGAGGCTGGCATGGTATTTATTGGAACGCTGATGATGTGCTACATCAGGCACAAGAACGAGGTATTAGGATAGATGAAGATGAAGCTGATGCTTTGATGGAAGGGATTGTAGATAACCATGATGCAACTATAGGTATTACTTGGGACACTATAAACATGTACCTAGAAGAATATTAGGAATTTTAATATGGACATATATAATGTAGAAATTGAGGGCATAGACCACATGGATGCACCAGATTATGTGGATGCTTACATAAGTTATGCTGAGGACAAAGGAGGTAGAAAGTTAACTGATTATGAACTGGATGTTATCAATCAAGATAGCGATCTGGTATGGGACTATGTAATGGAGGAGATATGTTAAAATATACCCCCAAACAGACAGGTTTTAGGACACGTATCAATGACAAGTGCCGTGACTGCACCTATGACCCTCAAGACCAAGGAACATGGCGAATGCAGGTGGAAAAATGCACTAGCGTTGATTGTGCATTGTGGGATGTACGTCCACTGAGTAAAGCAACCAAGAAGGTAAAGGAGATATACTAATGAGTAATGAGGCACGAAAAACTACATGGGAAGGCAGAAAAGAGACAACGGTTGACAAACCACATGAGGTATGGGTCAACGATAGTGGCTGGGAGTGGAGGGTGTTAAAGAAGTGGCAGAAGGATGACAATAAACCTTATGCACGATGGATGTGTGCAGTTAAGTCACCTTATACTTATGGTGGTTGGGACTATGGGGATGTTTATGTCAGTGAGATAAAGGCAGGAGCTTTTCTAGTGGAACCTGTAGTAAAAGAGACTCGTAAGGTAGTAGAACTAGATAAGGAGACATACTGATGACAGTAACTGAACTGGATCTGATCTTGTTCCTCGGTAACGTGGTACTAGGTTGGCTCTACTTTGATGAACGTAAGCAACGTGGACATTGTGAAGAGGCAATGATACAGGTGCTACATGAAATGGGGATGCTTGATGATGACGAGACTGGAGATGATGACGAGACTGGAGATGATGACTAAGAAGCTGGTTGAACATGATTGTAGGAGGTGTTGCCTGAGTCACATGTTTGTATCAAGGGAGGCAAGGAAGAAGGCTTGTGATGATGTTAAGGCACACTACAGGAGCATGGGAGACCATTACATTGAGATGAGGTACGAGGATTTATTTGGTCGAGGCTCTTGACAGATCAGTGAATCCATGGTATAATATATTTACTAGGTTGGGAGATAGCAGATGTACCAAGGCAAATTAGGAATGGATACTACAAACACTGAAGCTAATGTCTTTGACTATGATGAAGATGAACAGAGGAGACATTACTTTAATATGTATGTTGACAAGATAGAGGAACCATGTTATACTATTGGTGTAATTACAAGTGATGGACAACATAAGGAGGTAGGTTGTGAACAAGTATAAACATATGATTGAAAGTATTGAGTGGGAATCATTTGAGAATCAATACTGGGTTGAACTTAAAGATAATTACATGTTGGATGGTGAGGTACATTGCTTTGCTGAGGACACCATGCCCGAAGTAATGGAGACAATGGAGAGAGTGTATGAGATGTAGATCATGTGACCAAATACTAGATGAACCAGATCTGGTAAGGAGAGATGAGTATGGTGAATTCCTAGACCTATGCTCATATTGTTTCAAGATAAGTGAACAGGCTGTGCTGGATGCCTGTGTTGAAGATCCAGCTACAATTAAAGAAGAGGTAAGTAAGTATGAGTAGTATTGTTATTGAGGGACGTAGTGGACTTGTCAATCTGGCTGAACCTGATCCAAAATATAAGAAGTATCAGGTTGGGTTAAGTCTTGATGATGACAACGCCAAGATTGCTGAGAAAGCAGGTATGAAGATCAGTATGTACAATGGTATATCACAGATCATTGCCAAGACCAACCATCAACCATCTACATTTGACTCGGAAGGTAATAAGATTGATCCTGCCATGTTCAATAAGTATGGTGACTTGGTGCGCATTGTAGTGGGTAAGGTTACTGAAGCAGGTACACCTTACTTCAACAAGGCAAAGTTGATTGAAGAGTGGACACCTGAGGATGCTGATGACGGTGACTTCTAACTGGTAGAACAGGTGTACCTAGTTACAGTGTAGCTAGGTACACTGAGAAGAGCTACTGGTTTTAATTGAGCACAGCGAACAGACTCAGGAGACAGGGATGACAAAGACTTTCCTTAGACATGAACAATGTCCCAAGTGTGGATCAAAAGATAATTTAGGAGTATATGATAATGGAAATGGACAGTTGTACAGTGTCTGTTATTCTACAGATTGTGGGTACTACGCTTATTCTGATGACACTGGTACAGATGAACGATTGGTGGAACCAGTAGTGAATAATAAAGCTAATCAAACAACTAATGACTTTAGAAGAGCTACTGACTTTTTAGGTGAATTCAAAGCCTTGCCTGAACGTAGGATCAAGGAAGATACTATGCGCAAGTATGGTGTCAAGGTAGATGAGAGTGATAGACACTTCTACCCTTACTATGATGATCAACAGGAACTATCTGGTGGTAAGATCAGATCAAGTGACAAGATGTTTCGTACCACTGGTGACATGAAACACAATACCTTGTTTGGTCAACAACTATTCAAGGGTGGTGGTAAATATGTGACAGTAGTTGAGGGTGAACTAGATGCACTCTCAGCCTATGAAATGCTTGGCTCACGGTGGGCAGTAGTAAGTGTCAGCAAAGGATCAGCAGGTGCGCAACGTGATATAAAGAACAACCTTGAATGGCTTGAATCTTTTGAGAACGTGGTGTTTATCTTTGACAATGACGAGGCAGGTAACAAGGCAGTACAAGCATGTGCCCCATTGTTGTCACCTAACAAGGCTAAGATTGTGCGCCTTGAACAAGGCAAGGATGCCTCAGACTACAGTCAAGCTGGCAAAAGTAAGGCATTCGTAGATGAGTGGTGGAATGCCAAGCCATATATTGTGACAGGTGTGCTTGAACTGGGTGATGCATGGGAAGACTTTGTCAGTCGTGGAACAGAGGAAGTGATGCCATTCCCTGACTCATTTGGTATGCTGAACTCAATGCTTAATGGTGGTATTGCACAAGGTGAAGTGACAGTGATAGGTGCATTGACAAGTGTTGGTAAATCTACCATGATGACAGAAGTTCTGTATAATTTCTGGAAGAATACTGACAAGAAGATAGGGTGTGTGTTCCTTGAGGCAACCAAGGGTGAGACAGTGGAGAATCTGTTGTCAGTACACACCAATCATAACTTGTCATTTGAAGACAAGGAATTCATAGACTATGATAAGTTACATCAGAGTTTCCTTGAACTTACACAAGACCCACGTATCTACATACTAGATCATCATGGTGCAGTAGATACAGATGAGTTGTTTATGAAACTCAGGTCTATGATCAAGGGCAATGGGTGTGACATCGTAATCATTGACCCATTACAAGCAGGTGTGACAAGTAACTCCAATGATGTTGTCGATGACTTCATGGATAGGGTCTTGAAGCTATGTAAGGAGACCAACGCATCAGTAATCATCGTAAGTCACATGAGGAAACCATCTGTAACTAATCCACATAACGTCAGTGAGTATGACTTGAAAGGCACTGGTGCAATTAATCAGATCAGTTTCAATACCATCTTACTTAGTAGAGATAAGATGTCAGAGGATGAATATAACAGGAACTCAACCAAGGTACAGGTGGTGAAGTGTAGGAGGACAGGTATCACTGGCGTAGCAGGTTGGATCTACTATAACAGTGAAACAAGTAGGCTTGAACAAGGTGAAGAACCAGAGGTGCATGAAGCTAACCAAGTGGGAGACTTTTAGCTATGGGATACACAATACAGCAACGGAGAGACTACCAGAATAAGCGAAAAGACTTATTCAGGGATGGAGCAAAAGCATTATTCAATGATACTTGTACCAGATGTGGGTATGATAAACATTGGGAGGTGCTTGTGTTCCATCACATCATACCTAGAGAAATCTCAGGTAGACCGAAGATAACTGATATAATGAGACACAGTTGGAAGAAGGTCAGGGATGAGGTACTAGGACACTGCACCCTGCTTTGTCCAACTTGCCACAGTGAGGTACATTTGGAGATGGAGAATGAAAAAAAAGATAGTGTTAGATCTGGAGGCGAATGGACTGAAGCCAACCAAGATATGGACAGTAGTTGTAATGGAATTAGGGACATCTGAACTTAGGGAGTTCAGGGATCCACTAAGTTTGGGTGAGTATCTACTAGGTGTAGATGAGGTCATTGGACACAACGTCATGGGTTATGACATGCCTGTACTCAAGGATCTGTGGGACATCTGGTACACTGGTAAGGTAACTGATACACTGGTCATGAGTAGACTAGCCAATCCACAACGTGAAG